AGCATTTCCAAATTCTCGTTCGTCAATTTCGATCTCTACTGTCTGTTTTCCAATAAGAGAAACTATCATGCGTTATTCCTCCTTCAATTCCGCTTCAAGTCGTTCTATTTCCGTTCGCTTGCGTTCCAAAAATTCCTCAAAATATTCCTTGCATTTCCAATATCGTGAGCCAATCCCACTGATATAGCCTTTCTCACGGTATTCTGCCAAGTCGGATTCGTAGGAACTTTTCATCATGCGAAGACGGATTTCTTTACTCATCGTCTTCGTCCTCATCGTATCCAAGTTCGGATAGACGTTCCTCTCTTACAGTTTCCATGCACCCTTCCATAATCTCGTAAAGCCAATCAACTTCTCTGGGTGTGTTGCAATGTTCGAACAATTCTCCGAAAAATATTTCCACATCTAAGTGATTAACACTTAATCTCCCACGTTCATTTCGTTCTATCATTCGTTCTCATCTCCTTCCGGTGCGTTGATGACGGGGATTTTGTGACCGAATACGTTGAGTGTTTCCCTAATTGCTGCTTTCGTATCTGGCAGACATCTGCTGTATAAATCCCTCACACGTTCCGCCCCGGTTGGTTCGGTTGTGGAGAGGTCTTCATTACACGCCCATTCTGCGGACTTGAGAACCGATTTTAAGTCCTCAAACGTCTTATAACTTTCAGCACTTTGGAGGATGCGGCGAATACCCTCGATGCTCTCCCTATACCGTTCCCCTGCTTCGTTGGGAGCGTCGAAGCGACCGGATTCGATCTTACTCTTAACCAAGAGAAACGCCCGTGCACGGTCATGTGAAATGTCCTCGCGGTAATATTGTTCGCCCAACCATTTTAAAAGTGCTTCCCGATCAATCGTGCTCATAGGAATCCTCCTTCTTAATCGACAGCGGCAATATACAGCGGTTGCAGTACGTTTTACCGTTCATCTCATATTTGACTGAACGCGTTTCGCCACAACGGGCGCAGGTCAAGTCTTTTTCGAGCCAACGACTAATTAGTCGGAATGGGATGCTCATTCGCCTTCCCCGCCCTTCTCCGGCGCGTTGATGCGACGTGCATTGTCTGCGATCATCATGGCGAAATTGGCTACATCTGCGGCTTCTTTTATCACTTCGTCAGCAGTTAGTTCCCCTTCCATCGCCCTCCAAAGTTCGTTTGCCTCTTGGAACAATCGGTGGATAAGATAATCGGGATGAGCAATGCTCCAATGCGGTTTGTGATCGTTGGCACGAAGCTTCTCTTCCATCTGTTCGGCAAACCAACGGACAGGTTCCCTTACCTGCTGCGCCCCTGTAGAGGTTGAGAGGGCTTCATTGCATATTTCGATTGTTCGTTGCTCAGAAACAGTCTTATTAGGTATAAGCATCAAATATTGTCTAATGCCATCCAACGCCGCCCGCAGCCGTTGGACTTCGGCTTCCAACTGGTCATTCAATTGAAATGCAAATTCGCTGGTCGCTTTCCATGTGCCTTCGGATTCGTCTGCATCGAATGCGCCGGATTCAAGGCGATCTCGAAACGACTCAATCCATGGCGATTTGTATCTGCGGTCGTCTAACCACTCCAACACCGCTTTCTTGTTCAGGTATTCACTCATGCGTGCTCGCTCCTTTCAATTGGTCATCCCGTAATAGATCACATACAGCCAGCCCAAGATGCCATGTATAATCGCCAAAATAATCGATTTATGCACGCTCCATGAGATAGCTATTGCAAGGGCTGTCCCGAAGGAAATGCCTGTTCTAACAACGCTTTTCTTGTCGCTCACTTGTGTTCGCTCCTTTCGGTTCGGTTGTGGTGGAGAGGGCTTGACGTGCCTTCGAACCGCGGTCAATCATTACTTTCGATGTGCAGCCGATATGAGGTACAACGTAGTTTTCTTCTTGCCCATACCATTCCAACGCCGCCCGCAGACGTTCGATCTCATCCAACGCCGCAGGCCATCCGGTACGGGCTTCGGCGATGAATCTGGCATTGTCTCGCCACAAGATTCCATAGTTGGCTTTCGCAATCAACCCAAATCCCTTTGGTCCCCAAATAAGACTGTTCGAAAGGTTATCGTTCATCCACGGCCCCGGCGTTGCCGCCTCGCATATCGCGCGGTCTTTCGCAAAGTCTCTTTGGGATTTATTGATGTTCATGGGATTCACTCCTTTCGGTTGTGGAGAGGGCTTGTTCAGTCACCATCTCAATCAACCGATAGTTATTTACGTGATACTTGGCTTCGCGCGATTCTTTCGTAATCTTTCGGATGCGTTCCAACGCCGCCCGGAGCCGTCGAACTTCATCGTGTAACTGCGCGTTTTCACGCTGCACGACTTCGCTGATTGCTTTCCATTCACCATCGGAATCGGATGGAGCGTCGAAACGGCCGGAATGAATAGCTTTTTTGACTTGCCGGAATGCCCATCTATCTGCTTTTTCTACCTCGCTGTTACCGCTCGAAAGATCAATTTCAACGTCCAACCACTTCAACAACGACTGTCCGTCTATCAATTTCGCCTGTTTATTCATTGGATTCACAACCTTTCCACCGAATTTAATACGATCTCTCGCGTTCGTTTCATGATCTCTTCCGTGGTTTCGATCATTAGCGACGAAATAACTGCGCTCGGATGCCCCATGAGCATTTCGTTCAGACAAGATTCGCAACATTCGAAGTCCTCATACCTTTGGTTAACTTGGCAACAAAGGCATTTTTCAGCCATATCCGATCCTCTCCTTATTCCCTTATGGGGTGATGGTGGTTACCATTGGCTAACTGAAAAACTGGCTACAATTTCGCCGGAAACATTAATCTCACCGCGTAAATGACTCTTTGATAGTGGCGTGCGTTTATGACCAGCGTATAATGCCGGGTATCGTTCTTTATTTTCCGACAGTACGTACGACCACACTTTATAAGATTCCGCATGTTTTTCTGGATCGCCTGATTCATAACCCCATAAATGAAAGTCTTCTTCGATCTGATTTTCCAGATCAGTGGTATCATCAGCGACGTAAAAACGATCTTTGTCCTCGTGAAACATTAGAAAAATGGCGTCGTGTGTGTCTTCTGGAAGGTTTCGCTTAATATGACGGACGGCTTCATAAATTGAGTCAAAGCGTTTCATATCCCCTCTGTCCTCCTTACAGGGGAAGATGTTTGTCCTCCCTGGGTGGTGTTATGCCAGTTCAACGAAATCAAAGAGCGTCGGCATATCGACTTCGGCGGCGGCGGCTTTCAGGTATCCCACGCCGTCACGGAAATAGTCCGTATTGAGTTCGACGCCATATCCTTTGCGCCCCATCCGGACCGCGCAGTATGGAACCGTCATAAGGCCTCCGAACGGGTCAAATACTACCTCTCCCGGATTGCTATACCGGTTGATTATTCGCTCGACAATGTCAAGTTGCAGCGGGCAGACGTGCATCTGCTGTCGTTTTTGGCTCTGTGATGTGTTAAGCGTCCGCATGCGGTTGATGTCGTCCCATACTTCGTCGATCCAGGATCCGGGGGCGACAACCATAAACGTCGCCGGCAGTTTTCCATTCTCATCGAGCTTTTTGGCAAGGGCGACGTGTTCGTGGTAGTCGTAAACCGTGCTGCGAGAGTATTCACGATAGACCCGCTGCAGGTCCTTAACCGGGATTGCGGCAAGCTCGTCTTTCGTCATGAGCCTGTTTCCGGAACTGCGCCAGAATCCGTGAGCATCGATCTGCCATTGCGCCCGCGTATATTCCTCTTTGCTTTTGGTGACCGGTACATCTGCATAGGCGCGACTCGTATCACTCGGCAGCTTTCGGAACAGCAGAATGTATTCAGGGCAGCCTACGCCCATCTTCGTGCCGTCTTTGCACTGCTCCGTCCATCCAAGTCGGTATGTCTGGTTGTTTTCGCGCACAACGTCCGTTACGACCGTGATCATGCCGAAGTATTGGAACCCATGCCGCATGTAATGGTCAATGCAGAGTGCATGGAACGGCTCGATCGTCGGCATGCCGGTACCTGTTGCATTTCCGAACAGAACCCGGTCCTTAACGTGGATCGCCGCCACCCGGCCAGGCTTAAGGATCCGGAGGAGCTGTGGGGTCAAGAAGTCCATTTGTTCGAAAAACCGTGCCGTGTCCTCGTTGTGCCCGAAATCGTTATAGCTTGGCGTATACTCATAGTGATTGCTGAACGGTATGGATGTATGGATCAGGTCGACGCTGTTATCCGGCATCTGCTGCGTCTCAAGAACGCAGTCATTGTTCACGGCCGTGTAGTGTTCCGTTTCGATCTTCACGCGCTCCACCCCAATCGTTCTTGCTAGTTTGTCGATGACCGAGGTTCCCGATAGCCCATACTTCCGGATGATCTCGATCATCTTGCTCACGAGGTAATCGTGCTGCCGCCATTTGCGCTGCAGCTCTTCGAGGATTTGCCGCTCGCTTTCCGTGTAAATGATGTCGATGATGACTGGCTTATCCTGCAGGAACCGATATATCCGGTGAATTGCTTGAATGAAGTCGTTGAACTGATAGTCGATCCCAACGAAGATGGCCCTGTGACAGTGGCGCTGGAAGTTACATCCGGATCCGGACAATTCTTTCTTTGTCGCGAACAGGCGTATTTTCCCATCCGCGAAGTCCATTACTCGCTGCTCGCGGATTTCAAGGTCTTGGCTGCCGTAAATGTCCACGACATCCGGAATGGCTTCTTTCAGTGCATGACGCTCGTCCTCGAGATCATGCCAGAGTATGAAATGAGCATCCGGATCCGACTCGACGATCTCTTTCGCCTTTGCCACCCGCGCCTTGATACTTTCCCGTTTTTCCCGGGCCGCATCCTTCAGTCCAACCGCTGCGTCACGGATCATGAGCAGCTGGCCGTCTTGCTCGGCGCCGGCGTTCGCATGATCGACCGGCAACTCATGATAGCGAACCTCAAGCGGGGGAAGATCGTATCCCGTATCGTCATACCCGAGATCAGACGGCTTCGTGATAAACAGCGCCCAGGTTGAAACCCACAGCCAAAATTCCTCTTCCTTGTGCGGGTATAGCGTCAGATTGTTCGCCTTTGTGCTGTCCCGCTGGAAAAACCGAGTAAGCGCTTGTCCGGTGTCCATGACCTCGAGATAGCCGGCATAATGGATCAGCTCTTTATACCGGTTCGGGCTTGGCGTCGCCGTGCAGACCAGCTTGTACGGAACGCCGCGGAACTTGTCCAAGAACGTCTGATAGGTCTTGCTGCCGAAACTCCGGAGTACAGACGCCTCGTCAAGTGACGTGGCCGTGAAGTACGTCGGATCGATGTCGCCGTCTCGCACACGCTCATAGTTTGTCAGCAGAATCCGGCCGGACGCGTCTCGAACCTCGGCCATCGTCCGGACGTACTCGGGTTCATCCATCCCGAGCAGATTGACCGCATCGCGCTTGAACTCTTGCATTACGCCGAGCGGAAGGACGATCAGACCTTTGCCGCCGATCCGATCGAGGATGAGACGCATCCATTCGAGTTGCTGAAGGGTCTTGCCGAGGCCGAAGGCTTCAAACAGCGCCCGGCGGCCGCCGCGTATTGCCCAACGGACTGCATCGCGTTGATGCGGCTTTAATTTGGGGCTAACTGAATCAGGAGAGATATCGAAACCCGTTTCAGGTGCGATGTATATTTTGGATTTTAGGAAGTCGATATACTCTTGCGTATTGTTGTTCATATCCTTACCGACTCCTTCTTGCGCCACAAAGCCTGATAGTGCCGCAGCGTCCTTGGCTTAATCCCGAACTTATCTGCGATCTCATGGTCCGCGAGTCCGTTCCTACGCAGTTCCTTGTATTGCTGCTCGGTAATGGCCTTGCGTCCCCTCGTGCGGTTTTTGTGGCCGCGCCGTACTCTTTCCCGATGTTCCTCACCGCTGGAGATCGGGATAAACGTGGAGATTTGCATATACTTGACCTTCTCAATCCGGTGCGGCGGCCCCAAGTCCATCCCGGGCTTGTAGGCGGCCATTTGCTCGGGTGTGAGGACCCATACTTTTACGTCACCGTGGAGGCTCATTTCGGGTACACCTTCTTTTCCCGGTAGTTGACGATCGGGTATTTCTCGCGATTGCGGCGCTTGATCTCTTCGGCCGCGGCGATTTTATACTTCAGTGGCGCCCCTTCGTCGTTAAAAGCGATCTCGCAGAGTTGTGCGCGAGTTGCTTGCTTCCAGTTCATTCTTCATCGCCATCCGTTTCGACCGGCCCCAGCTCAGGCCACAGGATGATTTGCTCGCCTTGTTCGTTCGATTCGGTCATACTTTCACCTCAACAATCCGAAGGTGCGGGTACTTCCGCTCAAATAGCTTCCGCTTGTTAATGTACTCTCGCGTCCGCCGCCCCTTCACGTCCTCGATCTCCGACTTTCCGTCCGCGTAAACTACGAGGAAGTCAGCCACATATTCAAGCTTTCCGATCCATTCGCCGTTCTTTTCGTAGCCTTCTTGGAGCAGAAAGCGAGGCTGCCTAACGAAAAGTCGGACGATTCCCTTCTCCATGAGCATTTTCAGCTCACAATACCGGTTGGCTTCGGCCCGGCTGTCGAAGGTGATGCCGTCAACAACAGTCCGAATATTTCGCATCTTGCTCGGTTTGGCGTCCGGCTTCTGACCCGTGATTCGTGCGAAATCAGTCTCAGTCAGCCTCATGATACTCGACCTCCATACATATCTGGGATATTCCGGCCGCGGCTCTGCTGTGGCGGTGGAGGCGAGATCGGCTCGTCGTCATGTCCACGGTCCAGGCTGACGAACTTGTTGAAGTTCTTGAGGAATACGAGTTCGACCGTTCCGACCGGGCCGTTCCGCTGCTTGGCGATGATGATTTCGATAATGTTCTTCTTCTCGGTCTCGGCATTGTAATAATCGTCCCGGTAGAGGAAGGCGACGATGTCGGCGTCCTGTTCGATTGCGCCAGACTCCCGAAGATCGGACATCATCGGACGCTTGTCCTGCCGCTGCTCGACGCCCCGGGAGAGTTGCGAGAGCGCGATGACCGGCACTTCCAGTTCCCGCGCGAGCTGCTTGAGTGTCCGGGAGATTTGCGAGACTTCCTCTTGCCGGTTGGCGCCGCGCCGGCCGCTGCCTTGGATAAGCTGGAGGTAGTCGATCAGGATCATGCTGAGCCCTTTGTCTTTCTTAAGCCGCCGACATTTGGAGCGGATTTCGTTAACCGTTATGCCTGGCGTGTCGTCGATGAAAATCCTTGCATCGGACAGCACCCCGACTGCCGCGCTCATCTTCTCCCAATCGTCGCCCTCGAAGAAGCCGGTCCGCATTCGGCTACCGTCAACATTCGCTTCCGCGCATATCATCCTTTCCACCAGCTGGCCGGCCGACATTTCGAGGCTGAATATTGCCACGGTTTCGCCCGCGCGCGCAGCTACGTTTTGGGCGATGTTCAGGGCGAATGCGGTCTTGCCCACCGACGGCCGCGCTGCGACGATGATTAGATCACTGCGCTGGAATCCCGCCGTCATCCTATCGAGATCGGGAAATCCGGATGGGATGCCCGTTACGCCGCCGAAGGAGTTGCGGTTGTTATAGCGCTGCTCGGCGCGCTCCCAAACTTCGATGAGTATATCCTTGATCGGGACGAACTCTTTGGCCGGCGTCGCTTGATCCGATAGCCGGGAGACCGCCGCCTCGGCCATCGAGATAAACCCGTTGATGTCATCCTGACGCGCCGCCTGTCGAAGCATTTCCATGACCGTCTCGATCGCTTGGCGCCGCAGAAACATCTCGGAAACCCGATCGGCGTAGTATCCGACGTTGGCCGTGGACGGGACCGAATTCGCGAGCTTGGTAAGGTACATGACACCTCCGACGTCCTCCAGCTCCTTGCTGTCCTGCAGCTGCGCCGTGATCGAAACAAGGTCAATCGGCTCGTCAGCGTCATGCAATTTGATCATTGCCCGGAAGATACGGGCATGCTGCCTGTCGAAGAACTCGCCGCCTTGCAGCGTTTCGCGGACGACCTCAATCGTCCCGGGGTCGGTCAGGATCGCCCCGAGCACCGCTTGCTCAGCTGCGATGTCGCACGGGGTTTCGATCCCGAGAAATTCTTCAATCGCGTTCATCCTGCATCCCCTTTCAGCTTCGCGCGAACACTGTCCCAGTAACCCGGTGGCGGCTCCGATCCGTCTTTTCGCCATCGCTCAAGCTGTTCGAAGTAGGCGACGGCCTTGTCCTTGCTCCGCTGGCTGTCCATTTGCTCGCCAAGCCGGCCACGGATGTCGGCGATCGTCGGCGGAAACCGTTCGGTCATGATGTGCTGTTCGACGTTCTTCAAGGCGGCCTCGAACGGGAAATCGCGAAGGTATTTATAATGCCGCTCAATGCTCTCGTCGCTTACGTCAAAATTGGGATAGTTCTGCTTGATTTCGATGAGCAGATCAAAAACTTCCGCTCTGTTCACGTAGCCTTGCCTCCTCCCGTTTTCGTCGTAGTTCCTCGAGTTCAATCTGCTGCTTGGTTCGTTTCGGTGATCCAAGGGCGACTGCAGGGACTGGCACCCTGTCAGTTATGGATTCTTTGCCAAGGGCGACCGGGGAGAGTGGCACTCCCTCGGGGACTGGCACCCCATCGGTTATGGCTTTGACCGCTTCCCAAGCTTCCAGAATTGCGTTTTTGTAATAGACAAAGGTGCTGATATGCGTACCGGCCGCCGTTCGTTCCGCGTATACCGTTCGCATGACCTTTATGATCAAGTCCACGTCAATGCCTTGATCAAGCATCCACTGCATCAACACGATGTCATTTCGCTTCACGTGCACATCGAGTTTGCTGTGCAGAGTACAAAACTCGCTGAGCAGTTTTTCGAAAGGTTCCGTATCAGTAGTAGTAATAAAGGTTTTTATAATATCTTTATTAGAGTGGACATTTTTGTCCGAGAGAGTGGACATATCTGTCCGATCTCCGTCTGAGTGTTCGGACATTTTTGTCCGATCTGTCTCGTCAGAACGGACATTTTTGTCCGATCTGTTTTTCTTCTTTTTGGAATTTCTCACTGCAATAATGATTCCGTACGGAGCTCTGGTTACACGAATATATCCGTGTTGTTCGAGTGTATCGATCCAACGGCGGATCGTTTTTTCGTTTGTGCCGAACGGTTCGACCATCTCTGATAGTTTCACAGGTGCTCCCCTATAAACGTGCCCCCAGGTTACCCCTTCCTCATCCACCGATTCTTCGGTGATCGACTTAATGCACCAGAGGAAGAACCATATGGCCGAACCTATTTTTTTGTAGTGTTTTGGTTCTAAAATCCCTGTGTACACCGGAAAGGGGTAGCTGTCCGACATCTCGTCATCCCCTTGCAAATAAGTCCTCTCTCAATGCCGATTTTGTGAAATCGGATAGACGAAACTCCCCGCCGACCACTACGGCCGCAGCGGCGTCGGGATCAGCCCCGCCCGCCACTGCCATATATATTTCCACCATGTCCCGAACGTCGCGCTCTTGAGCGGCGCGAAGGCGCTCTGTCGACGTCATAGCCCGATCACCTTGGTTCTTTCCGTGAAGCGGTTGATAATATGCAGCCGGCCCGGTTCCGTCTTATAAACGAGCCATTCGCTCGGGAGCAGCTTTGCTGCCATGATCGCTCGTTTTTGTTTCAGCGTAGGTCTTTTCCCGTTCTTCACTTCTCTTGTCTCCTTTCTTCCTGCAAGAAAATTGCTGGATACTGCGCGCGGACAACGCGCCATCCGGGATAAGCGAGGGCGAAGTATGCCTTTACCCTCGCCTTGAACTCTTCCGGATCCTTATCCTTGATCCGCCATACATGATCGGCGATTCGCGATTGGAGAAGCGGCCTTCCATATTCGTCCGGGTATTTGACTTCCATGCGTTTCACCGTCCGCAAATGTATACCGGCTTACCTGCAATCGATTGGATCTCCCGTTTAAACAGCGCTTCGTCGCTGTTATTGTCGCTCAGGTGCAGCAGATGAATCTCCTGCAGCTTCGACAGGTCATTTGCCCGGAGAAAGTCCTTGACGTTCTCGAGGCTGAAATGCGACCGGAGCAGCCGTGGCCGCATCGCGGGATGGACGCGGCCGGCGGCGATGTTTGCGTCCAGTATCCGGAGAGAATAGTTGCACTCCACCATCAGGTGCGTAAGCCCGGAAAACGTGTAGCGGCAGTAATAAGTGTCCGTCAAAAACGCCAGCTTATCGCCATCCTGGTTGGCTAACAGGAAGCCCAGCGGCTCGTCCACGTCGTGCTCGACGTCAAAAGGCATGATCGTCCAGGTGTCGATCGTGAACTGCTCTTTGGAACGAATTACGCGCGCGCGGTGGCCGCTGAGCTTGAGGGCGTCGAACGTCCCTTGGGATGCGTAGACCGTCACGCCGGCTTTCATGAGGTCCGCCGCGGCGCGACTGTGATCGCCGTGGTTGTGGCTGATCAGGCAGCCCTCAAGGCGGGAGACGCGGAACTCCAGCGCCTTGCGGATTTCAGCGAACCTAAGACCGGCTTCCAGGAGCAGTTCAGTTCGCCCGTCGCTGACGTGGTAGCAGTTGCCGGCCGAGCTGCTGCCGAATGATTGGATCGTAATCATCTCAGAACCCGGGGCCGTCAGCGGCGGCCGCGCCAGCCTCGCTTTGTTCGAAATCGAGTATGTCTTGTTGGAAATCGTCGAACGGTTCCTGTCCGAATTTTTCCTGCTCCTTGGATTCAGAGGCGGTCTTAGTAGGCGACGGTTCACGTGGCTCGTTCGAAGTATCAGGGGCCAGCTCCGCTCGGATGTCAATCGGCTCCCGATTGGCATGCTCAGCAATTTCGGCCTGGACGGAAGAATACGTGTCGTCCGTCGCCTGAGAGTGAATCAGCTCAACGAATGCGCTGCCGAAGTCTTTCGGGATCTTCTTGACGATGTTGTTCCGCATCTTGCGAATCAGCATCTGTTCACGGCTTTGGTACTCCGTCCATGCCGGACTGATGTATTGTTGAAGTTCGGGATCGTCCAATGCCTTCAAGCCGAGTTCCTTGGCCTTCTTCAAGATTTCAGCTTTCTTTGCAGCAATCTTTAGCTTTTGCTCGGCGGTTGCATTCTTCCGATCCTCACAAATATTGAACGTTTCGTTCATGAGGTTATTATTGATGTGAGCGATGAGGTTTTTCGCCACATCGTCGCGCTCGGCGATGAAATACTGGATGCTGTCGTCCTTGAAGATGATGGGATACACCACCCGGACAACTTCACCGCGGCCGGTAGGCGTCCATTTCGGAGGCGTCATCTCCAATCCGTTGTAAGTGGGGTATTCGAAATGGTCGTGCTCTCGGACAAGCCAGAAGGGGCGAACCTGCTTTACATTTCGGCCGAACCGAGCGAGAATGGCGTCGTTTCCGTCGCCTTCGATACCCATTTCAATCTGTTTCTTCCAGACCGTTTTTTGATCACGACCGAATCCTGTTGTAAAGGCGACGTTTCGAAGCGTAAAATACACTTCCCGCGGGCTTGCCGCGGCATTAAGTTTCAGAGCCGCCACGTTCAGCAAGATTTGCGTAACATTATTCCGGTCGAGCTGGGGATCGTTCCAATCGATCCCCTTGCTGTCCAGAACAGAGTTGATAGCGGAAATTGCATTGATCACACATTGCTTCGAATATTGGTCCATGTTAACGCCGTTGCTGGTAAGCTGCCGTTCGATCATAGGCGCGAATGTGTCCGTTACCTTTACAAGCCCAGTTGCGAATGCGCTCAATTAAACCGCCTCCTTTTGTGTGGTGTTCACCGTCTGAATCATAGATTCGAGCAATGCGTCAAAAGCGTCCGCTTCGTTGAGCGGCGCAACGCGCAGTTGTTTGTCCTCCGCGCTGACGACCAGGCAAATCTTTTGGCCGACCGTATCGATCAGTTCGACGACCGACTCGGCGTTATCGATAAAGATCGGTACCGAAACCCCAAAGTGCTCCGACAGGGTGTTGATGATGTCCAAGCCGACGTTGATCCGCGCCGCGTTATTGAGCCCGGAGCCGTACGGAACGCCTTTGTACGTGGCCTCGCAGCATTCTTCAAGCCCGCCGTTGACCTGCTCTTTGAAGAGTTTGAAGCACGCCAGGCGGAACTTGCTGTTAATGCGAGATTCAAGCATGGCTACCTTCGCGCGGGTGAACTCTTCGGTCAGGTAAAGCTCGTGCTCCAGCCGTTCGAATTCCTCGGCCAATTCCTTCTCCTGCCGCTCGTACTCGGCGATGCGCCGGCGGGTGGATTCGGCGAGGTCGAACTTAGCAAGGTCTTGCCGGAGCAAAGAAGCTTCCGCGTTCAGGGCTTCCACTTCACGGCGGATCGCGGCAACGGCGTCAAAGGCCGACTCCTGGAGGCTCGCGATCTCCCGGCGGACAGCGGCGATCTCCTCGCGCTTCTGGATGTACGCCGGATGAGACTCGACGTCGGTTACGCTTGCCTGCAGAGCGGCAAGTTCGTCGCTCGCGCGTGCCGCTGCTTCGCGGCTAATTTGCCATTGACCGCGGAGTGTTTCGATCCGGGCGGCCGCTTCTTCGTTCTCCTTGGCCAGACGGTCCGCTTCGGCCGTCGCCGCCTTGCCGCGTCTGGAGATGGATTCGAGAGCCTCGGCCTTGGACCGGTTGAATTCCGCTAGCGCCTTGGCAAGTGCTTCGGCGATCTTTTCTGCAGGCAAGGCTTGTCCGCAGGTCGGGCAGTTCTCGTCGTGGGAATGACCGTGGAACTCCTCAGCGTTACGGCTGATCCATTGAGCCCGCAAGCGGTCCGCTTCGGCCCGACGGTCTGCGATGGCCGCCTCGCGGCTCTTGATACGGCGTTCAAGCGTTTCGATTTCAAACCGGATGTCGTCTGCTTCTTGGCGCAAGCGTGCCTCTTCGCGGCGTTTAGCCGCCACCCGGTCGAGCGTGTCACCCTGCAGCTCGTTTTTAAGCTGCTGCAGTTCGCCCTCGAGTTCGCGTAGGCGCCGCTCCTTGACCGCGACCTCGCCGCCGGACTGAATCCGGGTAATTTCGGCGCGCTTCTCGTCCATCTGCACGGTCATCTCTGCGATCCGGGCCTCGATCCATCCTTTGTCGAGCCCGTCCGTCTCCGGCATGCTGCGCATGGCCTCGTCGATCCGGACCGGCAGCTTTTCGAGTTGCTCATTGATCTCCTTGCGGCGGGCGGCGATCACGGCCTTGTGCTTCTCGATCGTGCGGCCCTGCAGGATGGCCGGCAGCGCGGCAAGGGACTTGTTCTCGGCAATGACGTCTTCGTCCGTGATGTCGCCGCAGACGTCGAGCAGAATCGCACGACGCTTGCGCCAATCGAGTTTTTCAGAGAAATAAGTGGGGTCCGTCAGGAGGCGGAAATACTCTTCGTCGACGAGAGCGGCGACTTCGGCGTCGTACTCCTTCTTGGTGACCGGGACACCGTCGATGAAATGGTCCGTCGTGTGACCGTCGAACTCTTGCGATGTGGAGCCCCGCTTGCGGGTGTATTTCTCGCGGTAAACCTTGCGGAATGTCCGACGGTGTCCGTTGACGAGCAGCGACACCTCGGCTTCGTGGTTCAGGTTGTGGAGTGGTTTTCCGGAAGCGTCCAGCGTTTTAATGCCGAAATCCTTTTTATTTTGCGAGTCCTTGTCGAAGAGGACCCAGTAAAATCCGTCCGCGATCGTCGTCTTACCGGCTTCGTTCGTCCCATAGACGCGGACTTCGCGGCCAGCGGCGTCAAGCGTAAAGCTTTTGACGCCCTTGAAATTGCTCAAACTCTCGCGCAGCAGTTGAATCTTTTTCACTTTCCTTCCCCTCCGTTCAAATGGTTCTTTCCTCGGTGCCGGCTTTGACAACAATGGCGCCGGCCGCACCTGCAAAACAGCTCTCGTTGCAGTAAAATTCTCCATTGAAGAAGACCGAACGATCACCAAAGTAGATCGGGCGTTGGCAGAACGGGTCTGCGCAATGGGCAACGAGGTCAAGCGGTGGAGTCGTGCGGGGCTGTACAACAGCGTGTGTGGTATTCATCAGGCACCCCTGCTTTCCGCAATCTCAGATTCGCATGCTCGGCAAATCTGAGTGCCTTTGAAGCTGCGAAGATCAACCAAACTGCCGCATAACTTGCAGCCGGGCGAATACTTTTGCAGGACGATGCGGTTCCCTTCCACAAAGATTTCCAGACCGTCTTTTTCGCCGATACCGAGGGCGGTCCGAAGTTCTTTCGGAATCACAACCCGCCCAAGTTCGTCCACCTTGCGGACAATGCCAGTGGATTTCAACATTTGAATTACCTCCGATTGATTTTGTGTTATAATGAATCCAATGGATTATTTTTTTGTCCCGAAACCTTCCGGCCCCCACCGGAGGGTTTCAGCTTTTTAGCCTTCAGCATCGATGCTCCGCACCACGGGTCGTCATATTTGCGTCCGAATTTCCGGCACCACTGCCGCTTCGCATCGCTGGAATTCTTTGCTTCCACCACCAGCGGACGGTCGTTTGGATTCCAGCAAATGTGCACCAGGTACTGCGCCACTCACGCCACCCCCTTGCGCACCAGTGCGTCTAAGTCGCGCTCGTGCTCAGCAATCGTGCTGTCCAGCCAGTCGATAGCGGCCGGTAGCACTTCCGGATCGGAGACGCCTTTTCCAGCGACGATTCTTTCGCGGAAGGATTTCAGAACGACGATACGACGCATGATTTCTTGCATGCAGTTTCCTCCTTCCTTCTCGTAATGACCATCCCCAATTCCGGCTCGTTAACTACAGTGTGATTGACCACCCGTCCTCCTCTGGTCAACCATTCACCAACCTTCATGTTGACCGCATCGTCATCGTCGCCGATGATGAAATGGGACTGATTTTCCATCCACACCCGAACGATATGGATCATTACAACATCACCTCACTTCAGGTATTTGCTGGACTTGAGTTTTACCCGATGCTCTTTCCATATACCGAACCAACTGAATCCATACGCTTTGCAGAGGACCGCGACATGATGTACAAGTGCTGTGATCGCTTCGACCGATTCGATAATGGCCGCCTTGATGGCCTTCAGATCAGCCTCCGTCATCTGCTCCCGGCGCTTGCTAAGCGGCGCGGCGCCGGTAGCTTCATAGGCTTCCAGCACTTCTTCGCGTGTCTTCCACGCGACGGCTGCTGGATGCAGATCGACGTTGTTGAGCCACGGTATCCATGCCCCACCGGTGACTTCGTTGGCTGCGGCGACGGCCAACTCGGGATCGTCGTAGTGAGCCGTCAGGCTCCGCATGACGTCCTTTGGCGGCTTACGGCTGCCCCGGGTGATTTTGCTGACCATGGATCCACTGATATGAGCCGCAGCTGCTGCCTGACCTTGCGTCTGCTCGTACTCGTCAAGCTTTGCTTGCAGGACTTGTCCAAATCGCATCTCGTTTATCACCTCCTTGTCAAAATCCTCAGATGCTATTGGACAAGGGGTTTTGTTATTCTATGGATGTACCTGGTACCCCGCATCCCTTTGTCCGCCCACCGATCAGGTGGGCTGTTTTTTATGCAGCATCTTTTGGTTTGTTAATTTGCTGCAACTGAGCACCATATTTAAGGTTTAATCTGGCGATGAGTCTGTGGAGGTTTTTCCAAGCTTTTTCGCTAAGGCCAGGATTGTGCGGTTTCAAGGTGTTCGCCTCCTTATGCAGTGCGCTTGTGAAAGAGCAGACGGAATGTCTCGCGGCCTTTGGGCGTGATTAGCGTTTGCACATCGGCCTTTTCGTTCCGGGCCCATTCCTTCAGCTGGAACAGTTCCGGAACGAATTGGGCGTAAGGCTTGATCTTGCCCTTTTGATCGCGGTAGATGAACTTCTTATCCAACAGCCAGTTGATGAAATCCGTCTGCCGGATGCGAAGTTCCTTGGCCGTGTCGCGGAAGTTGGTGAGCAAGTTCCGATCGACCAGCGTATCGAAGTAATCTGCTTTCGGTTTGAGAGCCGCGATCTGCTCGTTCTGCTTTCGTACCAGCGCAAGCGTCGCCCTGAACGTCATTTTGGTTTGATCGTCGGCGTGTGGCAGATATGTTTCGATGAACAGGTCGTCGTTGGCGACATAACCGCCGGTCCGGCGGATGGTTGGGAGTACTTCATCAAAAATCCAGCGCTCAAACTTTTCCGCCTTGGCTTTGATCTCAGGGTTCCGGGACTGATCTGCTGCCTTCACAATCAGGCGCCAAACGTCGCCTTCGGGGATGATGTTGGTCTCCTGGATGCCGCCCGCCGAAGGTATTCCCAACTTGGAAACCCCTTTGCAGTGATCGAGAATCGCCTTGCTTGGGTTGGAGTATTCCAAAGCGCGAGCGACATCGACGCCGACGAAATACGGTTTTCCGTCAAACTCAACTGCCCGTACTTCTCCAAACATCGGATGGTTGAAAATTTGCGGCTTGTTCATTGGTTGGCTCCTTTCACGCAGAATTTTGCTCGCTCATTTTATGAGCGTTATGCGCATCAAAAAGAGTGTCAGTGCTTTCTCCAAGGACACGAGATAACGACTGAGCAACTCTCAAGGAAGGCGGGTAAGCACCACGCTCAATATTAGAGAGATAAGCGCGCGAGATTCCAACAGCACAAGCCAGTTCATCTTGCGTCATGTTTTTTCTTTTTCGAGCATTAATCAAAGCTTCACGTCTCATTGTATTACCACCTCCTACGCTCATTTTGTGAACCTTACGATTTCATTATACGTTCATTTACTGAACGTTGTCAATATCTATGTTGCATATTTTGAACGTTTATTTTATGAACATTGTTGTCTAGAATAGGTAGCATGGGGTGAGCGTTATGAAGTTTAAGGACCGCCTAAAAGAGCTTCGACATAAAAAAGGCTTAACACAAGAGCAATTAGCAAATGCAATTGATATACCTGGAACCACAGTTCGTCGTTGGGAAGCCATCGATTCTCCACCAAAAAGGGAAAGATTAGAGCTGCTAGCTGATTTTTTCGATGTAAACATTGATTATCTTTTAGGCAGGACCGACGACCCTTCGCCGAAAGCTTCCCTCGGAGAAAGGCTGAAAGCATTGAGAAATGACGAACGTTTGTCTCACCAGGAACTCTCAAAAAAAATTGGGGTGCCTGTTGGAAAGTTAATCGCTATTGAGGAAAATAAGGAAGACCCTGGCGATGAGATAATAAAAAAAATATCCGATTACTTCAATGTCCCTCAAAATTGGCTGCTCG